ATCACATTAGATAAACTTGTTAATAAGATATTCCCTGAAGATACAGATACCGAGAAGATCATCAATTGGATGGATAAAGCTGCTAAAACACAGTTCGAACCATTCATTGATAAATGCTATGCTAGACTTGCAAAGCAGACTAATGCATATGAACAAAAGATGCAGATGGCTCGAGAAGCACTTGCAGATAAAGGAATATGGACAGCTAAAAAACGATATGCATTGCATGTACACAATATGGAAGGAGTACAATACAAAGAGCCTACAATGAAGATCATGGGACTAGAGACTCAAAGATCATCTGTACCTTTGGCATGTAGATCTAAGATGAAAGAAGCTATCAAACTTATAATGGTAGCTGATGAGAATGCCTTGGTTGATTTCGTTGAATCGTTTAGAGAAGAGTTTAAGACACTGCCTTTTGAAGATATTGCTTTTCCTCGAGGTGTTCGTGGATTAAATAAATACTCTGATGGTTCGATGATTTATAAGAAGGGGACGCCTATACACGTACGTGGAGCTTTGGTCTACAACAACATGCTGAAAGAACGTAAACTTGACAATACGTTCAATCCTGTTTATGAAGGAGATAAGATCAAGTTCTGTTATCTAAAATTACCTAATCCAGCTAGAGAAAATGTTATAGCTGCAGTAAACACCCTGCCTAAGCAAATGGACTGTCATCGATACATTGACTACAAACTTCAATTCGAAAAGAGTTTCTTAGAACCGCTAAGAACTATTTCTGAAAAGATTCAATGGAAGCTGGAACGAGGACAAGCTACACTGGAGGATTTTTTCTAATGGCAGCAAAAGGTTTTGACTTTGACTTTGGGTTCACAGCAATGGATGCTGAAGAACTCGACGTCGTACAAGAAAAGGTAGAAGCAGCTACAAAGGCTGAAACTTCAGCCTTGACTCAACAAGAAAAGTGTGATACACTGTATAATATGATCATGCCACTTTTAACAAACTTACAACAGAATCCTGAAAAGGAATATATCTACTGGCCTGAACGATTGAAGAAGGTCGAAGAATTTAGAGATAAACTTACAGAGGTTTACAATACATGAGTGATTTCTTTCGTAATTTAGCTGAGGACATTAAAGATGAAGATACCTCTATTGCAGCGGATGGCCAATCATCTGGTGAGTACAGTGGTACCGTGGATACTGGTTCTTACGTGCTTAATGCTGTACTTTCAGGTAGCATTTATGGTGGAGTACCTAATAACAAGGTAACCGCTTTTGCTGGTGAAAGTAGTACTGGTAAGACATTCTTTGCTTTAGGAGTTATTAGTCAATTCCTTGAAGATAATCCTACTGGCGGTGTTATGTACTATGACACTGAAGCTGCTGTCACTCGAGAGATGCTCGAGAAAAGAGGTGTAGATACTACCCGAGTTATTATTGCTGAGCCTGATTCTATTCAGAAGTTTAGAACACATGCTTTAAAGGTTGTGGATGAATATGCTAAGGCTCCTGAAAAAGATCGTCCACCTATGATGATGGTCTTAGATTCTCTTGGCTTATTGTCTACTGAGAAGGAACTTGCAGACAGTGCTGCAGGTAATGATACTAGAGATATGACTAAGAGTCAGTTGATCAAAGGTACGTTTCGTGTTCTAACATTGAAGCTAGCTAAGATCAAGGTTCCTATGCTTGTGACTAACCATGTGTATGAAGTTATTGGTTCATATATCCCAATGAAAGAAATGGGTGGAGGCAGTGGTCTGAAATATGCTGCTTCTACTATTGCATATCTTTCGAAAAAGAAGGAAAGAGATGGCAAGGATGTCATTGGTAACATTATTAAAGTAAAAATGTTTAAGTCTCGCCTTAGTAAGGAGAACAAGGAAGTTGAATGCTTACTTAATTACGATACTGGTCTCGATCGTTTTTATGGTATGGTTGAGCTGGCTGTTCAATCTGGTGTTTGGTCTGCTGTAAGCAACCGAATTGAGACTGATACTGGAGCCAAGGTATATCCTAAAGCTATCCTAAAAGACCCAGAAAAATATTTTACTAGCAATGTGCTGGAATCTATTGAGAAGTTGGTAAATGAAAAGTTCAGCTATGGTGGAGAATTAGTGGATGATAGAGACGACGATCCTGACGAATCTGATCAATAATGAAGAATATATTAGAAAGGTTCTTCCGTATGTAAAGGATGAGTATTTTCAAGATCACGTTGATAGATCAATTTACAATGAAATTGTAGGTTATTTTGAAAAGTATAACAAACGACCGCCAATCGAGGCAATTAAGATCAGTCTGGAAGATGCTAGTAATCTTTCAGAAGATCAGTATAGTCAAGCTAGTACTTCCCTTTCTAATATGGGGGATACTCCTGATGATAATCTTGAATGGCTTTTAGACGAAACAGAAAAGTGGTGTTCAGATCGTGCAATCTATAATGCAATCATGGAGTCGATTAAAGTCATTGATGGTAAGTCAGATAAGAGTAAAGGTGCTCTACCTGGAATACTTAGTGATGCTTTGTCTGTTAGTTTTGATCCGCATATAGGTCATGACTTTATAGACGATTCTGAGGAAAGGTGGGAATATTACCATCAAAAAGAAATCAAGCTGCCCTTCGATCTTGAAATCTTTAATGCAATCACTAAGGGCGGACTCTCAAAGAAAACACTCAATATTGCCTTGGCTGGGACTGGGGTTGGTAAAAGCATGTTCATGTGTCATTGTGCTGCTGCTAATCTTAGAGATAGTAAAAATGTGCTCTATATAACTATGGAGATGGCAGAAGAGAAGATAGCTGAACGTATTGATGCTAATCTAATGGGAATGACTATTGATGACGTACATTTGTTACCACAAGATATATATGAAAAGAAGATCAATAGACTAAAGGAAAACTATAAAGGTAAGATTGTTATTAAAGAATATCCTACCACAGGTGCTAGCACGAATCACTTTAGGTACTTGCTAAATGAATTGAAGATAAAAAAGAACTTTGTACCAGAAGTAATTTATGTTGACTACCTGAATATATGTATGAGTGCAAGGATGAAATATGGAGCAGGAGTCAATTCGTATACGTACATTAAAGCAATTGCAGAGGAGCTACGAGGCCTCGCTGTGGAATTCAACTTGCCAATCGTCTCTGCAACACAAACCACAAGATCGGGTTTCACGTCTAGTGATGTGGGGCTTGAAGACACCTCGGAGAGCTTTGGTCTGCCGGCGACTGCTGACTTTATGTTTGCACTGGTTGTCACCGAAGAACTAGATGATCTTAATCAGATACTTGTCAAGCAGCTGAAGAATAGATACAGCGATCCATCATTTAACAGAAGGTTCATTATAGGTGTAGACAAAGCTAAGATGACATTGTATAATGTAGAGCAGATTGCTCAAGAAGATTTGATTGAGGAACCAGTCTTTGATCAAAGTGAAATACATGATAAAATGAAGGAGGCATTTGAGACATTCACATGACCGATTATAAAGTTGAGAAGACAGGGCGAACGTATCTCATTAGAGAATTAAAGACTGGGTTTGCTGTAGTGAAGTATAAATCTAAAGAAAGTGCTTATCGTATGGTAAAACACTTAAATTTAGGTGGCGGATTTGGAGGAGTAACACCAGAATTTTTTCTGGACTCGGCTGTAAAGAAGCTAAATACTTCCGACGAAATGTGTTAAGTATCCAGTGGGGGCTGGGCTACTTAGAGGCAAGTGTCATTAGACTACCGGAACTGATAGGAATATACGTGGGGTTCGTCCTATCCACATTTTGTAGCAAACAGTAAAGGCCTGGGGATATAACAATTCCCAGGCCTTTTTAATTTTTGGATTTGTGCTGTTACTCAGAGGGAACATATAAATCTCAGGTTAGTGTTGACTAAATCTACAAGATTATTTATAATAGTAAGAGTGTTGAGAGGACAGAAAAATGGATTTATATCCTGATTCACAAGATTTTTTCGATGGGTTAAAATATGCATCTAAGCATAAGGTCGAAGAATTCTATGTTCATGTGTATATGAACACCTTTAAAGAGACTGGAGATTCTAAATACTCAAAATACAATGCAATGAGAATTGCTTGTAATATGACAGACACTAACATCATAAACATGGAGATCCTATGATTAGATGGGTAAGGAGTAGACACGAAAACGGTTTTGTTTTCTATGAGGGCTATGATATCGATAGATCGATGATGGACACAAGGGTAGCAACAATCTATCCTAGTGATGCTAAGGGTGCTAATCCTCATAACAAACCAAATAAGAAATACGTTTGCAGGTATGAGGACCATGCAGCCTTTCGTTGCAGAACTGTTAAAGATGGAAAATTGAATTTGGAGACTATTCATGCATCAGCGACCCGGTAAAAAATATCAGGCAGCAGCATTTGATGGACCTGATCGGATTGATACCAGATCCCTTGTAAACCTGTTTCAAGAAGCAAAAGATGAGACAGAAGGAGATGTTTCGTTTTACATGGAACAGCTAGAAGACTATTTTAGAAACCGATACAAACCAAGTAAAGGTTTGGAATCTGCTGTTAGGGTGCTTGGGTTGTGACCGAAGAAAAAGTTACGTTAAGAGATGTTGTCTTTGATAAAATGAATGTACTTGAAAACCATTTTATCAAAGGTGATCACCTAGACCCTAAATATAAAGACACAATTGAGGATCAACTCGCCTGGATTAAAAAGATGTGGCCAATAGTAGGTGAGGGTGACAGAGAA